GAAATGGAAGCTTTAAAGGGTGCGAATGTTATTTTAGCAAATGAAAATAACACGCTCAAACAAAAACCGGTTAAATAATTAAGCCATGACGATTGTTGTTGAAGATGGTACAGGCAAAGCGGACGCAGAAAGTTATATTTCTGTAACTGACGCGGATACCTATCATTCCAATTTGGGTAATACCGATTGGACTGGTACAACTGCAGTTAAGGAAGCCGCGCTCCGCAAAGCTACCAACTATCTGCAACAACAATTCGGCACATTATGGGCAGGATACCGGAACACTAGCACACAGGCGCTTGATTGGCCGCGCAGTTACGTTCCGTTGACAGATTTACTGGTTGAAGAATACTTTGCGAATGACGACGTTCCTACGGAAATTGTTAATGCGTGCGCGAGTCTTGCTTTGCGTGCTTTAACAGAAGATTTGTTTACGGACGAATCGCGTAGAGTGCGAATGGAAAAGGTTGATACGCTTGCAGTTGAATATGAACCGGGCGCGTCTCCACAAAAGCGTTACGTTGAAATTGAGAGAATGCTGGCACGATATTTACTAGGCGCCGATGGTGCAATACCTGTGATTCGTGTATGAGCAATTATTTACAATTTATCGCAACTGCGCTCAGGTTAATACAAGATCGCGGACTTGCTGTAACAATAACGTATCGGACAGGCGGTTCTTATAGCCCGTCGACTGGTACTGTAACAGTTAGTACCAGCACAGCAACAGCATACGGAATATTTTCGTCGCAAGAGCGTGAGTTGTTTGATGCCAATGGTGAACTAAGGACTCGTTATGATAAGAAGATGCTTATTGCAGCGAGCGGTCTTACAGAGCCGAAGAAGAATGACAGTGTTACTGTTGGATCGCAAGTTTACGAAATTGTAGCAGTTACTACAGTGGCACCGGCAGGAACAGCAATACTCTACAAAGTGTGGTTAAAAGTATGAATAATCGTTTTTCTGTACAGATTGGGGATTTTGCTGAAAGAGCAAACAAAAAGACGGAAAACGTTGTAAAAGCTTTAATTTTCGAAATTGGAAAACGGTTAATAATGCGGTCTCCTGTTGGAGATCCTAGCTATTGGGCGAGCGCTGCTCCCGCTGGTTATGTTGGAGGCCGTTTTCGCAATAACTGGCAATATGGTTTTGGCGGTATGGGTAACAAAAACCGCGTTGAAGCGGATGCAAACGGTTCCCAATCCTACAGCGATATGAATAAAGTATTCGGGAGCCAAGCAAGTGGTTTGCATTATATCTACAACAATTTACCCTATTCTGTGAGACTGGAATATGGGCATAGTAGACAAGCACCCCAGGGCGTTGTGCGATTGACAATGTTAGAAGTTGATAACGCATTGAGAACTGCAAACAAATGAGCAATACAACAGACATTCGCGCAGCATTAGAGACCGCTTTAAACAGTATGTCGGGCGCTTTATCCACTGCGTGGGAAAATGCAACATTTATCCCGGTCGTTGGTACAGCATACCAGCGAGTGACAATTAATTTAGCTGAACCGGAAAACGAAGCTTATGGCGCTGGATACCGAGAAAATGGATATATGCAAATTGACTTATGTTATCCGACAAAAGCAGGGTCAAATGCTGCAATAACCAAAGCTGACGCAATAAGAACAACATTTGCACGCGGCACAACATTTACAAGCGGTTCTGTGCAGGTTGTTGTTAGAAATACACCGGAAATAAGACCGGGGCGAATAGAGGACGATCGATATGTTGTCGCTGTGATTGTTCAGTTTTTTGCAAATTTATATTAAGGAGAGACTAAAATGGCAGTCGCAAAAGGCATAAAGAAAATTGTTGCATTTAAAAAACAAAGTGGTTTAGGATCTGCCGCTTCTGGTGCAAGTGCAACACAATTTCGACGCACTAATTCTGTATTTAAAGCAGACCGGGATTCCTATAGCGGTGAAGAAATTTTGACGCATCACATGGATACGGGCGCAAATTACGGTTTGCAAAAAGCGGATGGCGTTGGTAATTTCCAATTAAGTGCTGGCACATATCAGCTCTTATTTGCAGCATTTTTGGAGCGAGATTTTGCTTCTGTGTCTGCAATTTCAAGCCTATCTTTAACTATTGCAGCATCCGGAAGCGACTGGACAATTACCCGTGGTTCCGGTGACTTCATGGCTGACGGTATTAAAATCGGGCAGGTTGTTCGCTTAACCGGTGGAAGTCTATCAGCTGGCAACGTTGGAATCAATTTGTGGGTAATTGCTCTTACTGCAACAATCGCAACGGTCAAAGTGCTCAACGGCAATTCGTTGACAGCTGAAGGCCCAATTGCGTCTTGTACGATGACCGTAACGGGTAAAACTACTTACACGCCAACTACTAGCCACACGGAAGATTATTTTTCTGTTGAAGAATGGTATAGCGACATTTCTAAGTCGGAACTGTTTACAGATATGAAGGTCGGTGGATTTACGCTTAACATGCCCGCGACTGGAAACATTACCGGAAACTTTAACTTTGTTGGATTAGGTAGAACTACCAACACATCCGCCAACTTTAGCAGCCCGACGTTAACCACAACGGGAACTATGGCAGCGATCAACGGCTTTATTTCGATCAACGGAACTGTGCAAACTGCATTGACTGGGTTTACCATTACAGCGGACAAATCGGCACAAAACGCGGGAGCGGTAATTGGTTCAAATACGGGAATTGAAGTATCTACCGGGCGCATTAAGGTTTCTGGAACAATCACCGCATTGTTTGATAGCACTACAATCCGTGATTTGATTGTTAACGAAACTGCTGTACCGATTGACTTTGTTGTTGCGGACGATCAAACAGATACAGCTGACGTGATTGCTATTTCTTTGCCACAAGTTAAGTTATTCGGAGATGCGCCAGACGACGGTGAAAAAGCAATTGTCAGAACTTATAATTTTGTCGCTGAATATTACGGCGACGGAAGCACGACCGGAAGCCGTTTACCTACAATTATGCAAATCCAGGATACGGCAGCCTAAAGAGTACCTGCTCACCCTTTTTAGTTCCTTCGCTGGGACTCTCTTGGGTGAGTAAGGGCACCATTAACCAGCGAAAGGAGTTTTAAAATGACGACAGAAAAACAAGCTGTACCAAAAATCTACAATTTGGACGAATTGGATACCGTTTCACCTTGCGAGACACCGGTTGAAATTGAATTAACAGATACTCGCGGAAACCCGATTGGTGTCTATGTGAGCGTGCTCGGTGAATTTTCGACACAGGTTGGAAACGGATTAAACAAATTGATTAATCAGTCTCGTTTGCAAGACAGCTTAAACGCTAAAGCGAACGCGGAACAAAAGTATAAACCAATTGAAGAAGACATTGAATTCGGTCGCAAGTCGGTTGCAATTCGTGTCGCTGCTTGGCGCAATATTGCGGAGCCTTGCACGCTAGATAATGTGGTTAAACTGCTTACAAAGAACCCACATTTTGCGGAGCAGATTAATAGCACTTCAAAAGACTTGGGAAAATATTTGAGCAAGCAGTAGAAAATCTGCTTGCTTACGTTAAAAACGAAGCAGAACTTAATTCCGTAGTTAAAGAAGCGACGGATGACAGTCCTGCTGAAACAAAACGGGAACATTTAGAACTTATTTGGAAGAAGACCAAAGTAAAACCGGTTGAACTCGGCTTGGAAGTACCGGACTTGCTGTTCCACTTGTGGTCATGGTTTTGTGAGCTAGATAGTAAACGGACGGCGGGTTTTGCAAGTTTAAATCCAATTAGTTTTAGTGAGTTGAAAGCGTGGAGCGATTTAACCGGTCAAAAACCTACGCCAACAGAAGTTAAGATTTTAATGAAAATGGACGCTGTGATGGTAGAAAGCCATGGAAGAGATAGCTAGATTAGGCGTTGAAATTGATGCAAGGTCTGTTAAGGACGGTACAAAAGCCCTTGACGACTTTGCAGCTTCTGGAAAGCGTGCGGAAGATAGTACAAACAAGCTACAAAGTGCGACGGTAGGGCTTGCTAACATTGCAAAAACGGTTGCAGGTGCTTATGCCACGTTAAAGCTCGCGCAATACGCGCAAGAAGCAGCAATGCTTTCGTCTCGCTATGAAACTCTAGGCGTTGTACTCAATACTGTTGGTCGTAATGCTGGTTACACAGCAAAAGAATTGCAAACAACTGTGACAAGCATGGAAAAGCTCGGTATTTCCATGCTCGGCTCCCGCGAACAAGCTGTTAAATTAATCCAATCTCATATAGATCTTGCAAATGCAACAAAATTGGCACGCATTGCTCAGGATGCTGCGGTTATTGCTAATGTCAACTCGACAGAAGCGTTTGACCGAATGTTGCACGGTATACGCTCTGGTCAAACTGAGAATTTAAGAACGCTTGGCCTGAATGTCACATTAGAAAA